GAAATGAGAACGGAAAGAATCCTGGAACCAAAGTATTTTTAATCGTTTTCACCTGTGCTTCTGTCAGAAATTCCCATTTTATACTTAAATTTTTCTTCTGTGCAACTACTGCTCCAACCATTAATCCTGCCAATGTACGACCGGTATCAGATGTCCATATGATCTCATCATTTACGCTCAATGATGTTGGTGCCGGAAGCGTAGTGCTCCCGGACCATAATATTTTCTTTGCCATATCACTTCACCTCCACTGAGTTGTATCTGATGTCCATGGCTGTTTTTGCTTCCTGTGTTGCTTTTGCAATCTGTGTGGAGTCCAAGTAGAATCCCATATCGGTCAATGCTGCAACAATCCGCATCACAGCACGATTTATAATTGATTCCAGTTCTGCTTTGCTTACGCCAGTTCCGCCTGCTGCCAGAGCTGCTTCAATTGCCATCTTTTTCAGTTTGTCTTCCGGTGCCACGACCTCTCCCTGATGCAGGTTGTCGCCAATCATGGCCAACTGCGGAGTATTCGGCTTCACATAACCGCCATTCGCCAGATGCGGAATAGTCGGAACTCTAGGAAGAGACATTCCATAATGGCCATAATGTCTTGTTCCAGTGATAGGGTTGGTAAAATCATAGCTGAAAGAAAATGCGTTTTCTATCGCAGACAGTCCGGAATTGAGTTTGTGCATTAAATTATTAATTATGTCAATCACGGCATTCAGCGGAGTCTTTGCCAATGTCACAAGGGAATCGAAAATTCCCTTAAAGATATCTTTAATTCCGGACCACGCCTGCTTCCAATTTCCATGAAATGTACCTTTTATGAAAGTTATGATTCCATTAAAAATCGTCTTGGCGTCTCCCCAAATACGCTTCACGGATTCCAAAAATGTATTCAGGACTGTTCCCAACAGACCAAAGCTCTGCGACCAGTCTGTCCGAAAGATCCCCTTCACATAATCAATGAATGGCTGGAAGATGTATTTCTTCGCAAAGTCAAAGATTGATGTTGCAATTGTCTTGAATCCCTGTAAGATTTCTTCAATTCCCTGCCAGCATTTCGAGAAATCATTTGTAAATACACCGGTACAGAAATCAATGAAACCACCCAGAATATCTGTAATCCCCTTAATCACATCACCTGCAACTGCCAGAAGATCTAAAATAAGCTCTCCAAGGCCTCCAATGATCGGTCCAAGAACCGGCATTACATTGTTAACTATCCATTCAATACATGGAACCAGTGCTGTTTCCCATAATGCTTTTAGATTCTCAAATACTTTACCAAGCAATTCAAGAATTCCATCCAGTGCCGGCTGAACATGTTCCTTCCATACAGAGCTGAATTTATCTGATATATAGTCCAGATATGGTGAAAGATATGTATTATAAGCCTCAAGGAATGTTCCAAGGATATCCGATATGCCTTGTGTGATGGAGTCAACAAAGGGTTTGAAATACTGATCATAAACTGAATTGATTTTGTCGAATGTATCAGTAAAACTCTGTGAAAGAGCATCAAACGTAACTCTCCAACGTCCAAGCATGTTCTCCAGTGTTTCGGAGATCTTGTCTGTATTCTGGATGACCGGAACAGTAAAAAGTGATACAAAATCTCTTTTGAATTTAACTGCCAAATCTGCAGCTCCAAGAAATCCATCTGCAAATACCTGGATGATATCTGCAGTGATTGCCTTGGCATCATCTCCTGAAAAAACATCAAAGATATCTGCCAGCGCAACGCTGAAATCTCCTGAGAGTTTCGCAATCTCACCTGTCGCATCAAATAATGAAACAATGCGCTTTTTGATATAACCTTTGCTCTTTGCAAGGTATTTATCAACGCCTCCAACAAGATTGTCTGCCAGCGTAAGCCCGATTCTGGCCGTAGAACCAGTAATCTTGCCAAAAGCAAGAGCGATATTATTTGCGCATCGATTTGCCGCATTTACAACTGCTGTATCCGTGAAGATCTCTTTCAGATTTTTACCAATATTCTTTACAGATTTATTGATGGAATCTATCTTTTTCTGAGAATCGCCAAATCCAATTTCAAAACCCTTCTTGAACAGTTTTGCAAGTTCCTGGCAACGTTTCTGCAGAGCAGATAACTTTTCATCTGTCTTATCGATGACTGTATCGCCATCAGCAAGCTTTCCATAATCAACTCCATTCCCTGCCGTTCCTGTACTGCCTGTCGATGGTGAAGTTCCTGAAGATGATGTACTGGACTGCGAATCAAGTTTGTTGATCTGGTCGAATCCCATAAGGGATTTCATTTTCTTTGCTGCATTCTGTGCTGCCTTGCCAGCTTTATTGGTATTGTTAGTCAGATTAGAAGCTGCATCAGAAGCACCGTTAAGGCTGTCACCTGCATCTGCTGCAGAAGCAGCTATCTCTGATACACCATTACTGCCGCCATTGCTGGCTTTATTCCCTGTAATCAGTTCCGTAAATGCTTTAAATGCATTCGCCAGCGTAGCAAGTTTACCGATTGCAATGTTGATCACCTTGATTACCGGGGTAAACAGATTGATCAGTCCCTGTCCAATCGTAGCCATGAGTGATTGCGTCTGCAGGCTCAGAATCCTGCACTGGTTGGCCCACGAATCAGACGTACGGGCAAAATCGCCCTGTGCTGCAGACAGCTGGTCCTGAACGAACTGATATCGTAGAGCTACTTTTTCCGCCTCAGTCATTGCCGAGGTTGTTTTACCAAAGCCATTTGCCATGGCATAGGAATCAAGAGCCGTTTGTGTCATTACGACACCGAGATCTTTCAGCGATTCCGTCTCACCAGTAAAGACCGATTTCAGCTTTGTATAAGCCTCATCCTGCGATAAATTGTAAAAAGATGCTACATCACCAGCCAGACCAGTCAATGTTGTTCCCATGTCATAGGCTTGTTTTTCGGAAAATCCAAAGGCTTTTGCCATGGCACCGAATGTACCAGTATACTGTTTTGCCATGGTCTCTGACAGACCAAAGCTCTGTGCGGCGCTCTTTGCAAATTCATCGACCTGTGCGGTCATCTTCGGAAAGGTAACATCTACAACGTTCTGAACTTCCGCAAGATCAGAACCCAGTTCCAGGCACTGTTTTCCGAAATCAACCAGTTTTTTTATGCCAAAAGCCGCCGCAAGTGCCGCTCCTGCTTTTTTCGCCATGCCGGTTATCCCGGTCATCTGACTTTCGAACTGATTTTTATTTACAACCAGATCAAGACCGATCTGTCCAACGCTTGTTGCTGACATATATACCACCTGCCTCTGTCACGAGGACATCGGCACAGCGGCACTACTTGTCCTGGTTTATCTTTATTTCAAATTCTTTCTTGCAGTGTCTTGCCTGACACTTAAAAAAGACACCCCGGCATCTCGCATCCGGGGCATACTGTACTTTCTGCTCATGTCCGCAAAAAGGGCATTTTACTTTTAATCTTTCAATTTTTAATCACCTCCAAGACCTGCCATGCGTAAAAATGCTATCTTCATAGCATCAAGCTGAGCTTCCATCTGTTCTTTTGATGTATGATTTTTAATAAATTCTGCATGTCTTGATTTCCATTCATTGCGGATCCGATGCTGTTCTGGTGTAAAATTCTCCAGATATTCTTTCCGGTCTTCCGCACGAACAGAAACAATCCTTCCGAGAGCTGTATCCGGAGCAATACCTATAAGCATCTGTTTGAACTCCTCCCAAGACATCTCATGAATTTCCTTTGACAATCGCAGGCCATACTGTGACTGAAAAGAAGATACAATCAGATCATAATCCTCTATCAGATCATAGTATGGATCTGTTACTCCCCCTCTGTTTCATCCTCTTCGCCCGTGATAAGCTTCTGGGCCTCTTCCACAAGTACTGTCAGATCTTTAAAGCTGAGTTTAAGCTTCTCAATCTTCTTCTGGCTTTCTTTGGGAAACATCAGATCATACAGATCAAGAATATCTTTTGGAGTTCCTTCAGCTTCCTGCATCTCTCCATATTTTCCCATAAGCTTCAGCATTGTAGCTGCATCCGCATTTACTTCCAGACTTTCATCTTTGATAACCAGAAACGGATTTCCATCCATTTCCAGTTTATCAGTAATATTTACAATCTTTGCCATTTTTAATCTCCTTTTCGTCCATGAGTACGGCTTACGCTGCCGGTGTTACAGTAGGTTTGCCATTGCTGATTACATCAAATTCAAGACCTGCAACGTTTGTGGAGTCACCGCCACCGTTGTTCTTGATATCAATAACAGCATTTTCCCATGAAACAGTAGTGCCGTCTGGGAACTCCCATTCAAAATATGCCTCTGCATCATGTCCGTTTTTGTATGCTTTACCGGCAACAAAATCATTGCCAGTGTCACCGATATTTCTTTTGCCACTCAGTGTGATAGTTACTGCTTTGGCTGTCATTAACGCTCTCTGCCATCCCTCAGTGTCCATTGGAGTCCAAGTCTCTACACCATTTGAAAATGAAACTGAAAATGTTTCCAGATCTGCAACTGTTGTAGCAGATTCTTTGGCAGCTCCAAGCTTGAATTTATTATCTAAAACTGGAAATACATTGGTTTTCCCGGCAAACTTCTGAAGATTCATCTTCATGCTTTATTACCTTCTTTCTTCTCATAAATAAAATTTCCTTCAATCACCATTTCATAGATGCCGGCATCATCTGTACCAACATCCTGGACTGGATAAAGGGGTTGAAAAAACTTAATCGTTTCATTGTTTACAATTGCATCTCTCATAGTTCTTAACTTCTCAAGCAGCTCCACAGCAGCTTTTTCGGTCTCCCGTGGGGATTTGTTCCAATGGACAAGCAAAGTTACGTATTTCTCGCCGTAGCCTTCCAGAGAAGGACCTCCGAGAGCTGTGTGGTATACGTTCTGATGCTTGCTGTTGTATACCCCAACAGACTTATCTTCCTTGTCTGGAAGTTTTCCCATATACACGTGTTCCGCAATGCCAAGAGAATCGATATAATCTCTTACGTCTGCTAACATCATACGCCCGTCAACCTCCTATAGATTTCTTTGAATGCCTTAGCCGCGAAATCAGCTTCTTTACCACCCGGAAGCCAGTCTGTATACCATTTGCCACGTGCATTCGGATTCTCCCCTGTCTGGAAATGATATTCCGGATGAAAATACAGTCGGCGGGCATATGGTGTACTGGATACGATTGATACTTTTCCATGCTTGCTTTCTGACTTATCCAGGAATGTGCTTTCATTCTGTAGTGTTCCGGTATCTCGTGGAAATACCTGTTCCTGCACAACGTCTGTATGAAGTGCTTCTGCGGTCTGCTCTAAAGCAGTTATTTGTGCATCTGTCAGCTGTCGGATCTTTGGCAGATTCAGTTTTATCACTGAATTCACTTCGATCAGATTGCTCATACCAGCATCACCTCAGTATAATTCACAGTTCCATCCGGATTCCTTGCTTTTGTTCCCTGTTCGATCCGTCTCTTCGCTCCGAAGATCAGAGCAGATCCACCAGAGATAACCGGCAGATCTGGACAGATGTCACCCGGAAACAACGCTGTGCCGGTAATCTGTATCAATTTCTTCTCTGCTGTCAGAACTGTTCTTGCTTTATCCTGGTAATTGCATTTTCCAGAATACTCAATTGTCGTAAGTGGCTCACCATATTCATTAAGGCCTTCTCTTTCGAAATTACAGGTAATATCCGTCTTGCAGAGCCTCTTCGGAACTAAACATGGATATCTCATGTGATCACCTCGCTAATCTGCAACATAAACCAGTCTGAGACAGTAATGTGTAGACATCTCTTTTCATAGCAACACCTTTATCAGTGAATACATTCCAGCTACTTCCAAACTGAGCAGATACACCATTGATACTGTACGATGACAGTACGCTGTTGATCTCATCTGCATTCTCATATTCGAAGTCCGTCTGCATACATACAACTTCTCTGATAACTTCCTGCTGAAAGTCTGTAAGAGAAGAAAATCCCCGGCCTACAATTCTATTGTAGGTCAGGGAATCAATGTGCCTGGATGCCACCTTAAGAGCTTTGGAGAGTTCTTCTTCAGGGACGATGCTGCCTTCATATTGATCCAGATAATACTCTGGTGTTACGTATGCTTTATAAGACATTCAATCACCCCTTATCAGGCGCCAACCTCTGCAGTGTCTACATCTACATAGATACTGTCAATCTTGCCATCACGGCCATTCGGGAACACAAATACATCAGAGAAGGATCTGTTCTGATACAGATATCCATCGCCTTTTGTATGTGCGCCGGGTGCAAAGTAATAGATACTGGAGATCTTCGGTACAGTCTTGCAGGTCTGTCCACAAGCAACGAGAACATTAATCTTGTGTGCACCTGTCACTGCTTCAACCCCGCTTGATGCTGCTACCTTCTTCAGCGGTTCAAATCCACCGCTTTCTGGTTCCCAATTGAACGCATCATAGAAACGTTCATCATCGATAACTTCCATGATCGGCACTCCATCAATGTCTGTCACTCTGGTTTCGATTCCCATACCGCCTTCTGCGATCTGAGTCATCTCGATCTTACGTGTAAACTCTGTGGACTGTTCCAGAGCATCCATGATCTGACTGGTTACATACATGATCAGAGAGCCAGTTGCTTTGTATCTTCTGAGTTTTCCTTTTGCAAGGATATCTTTCAGCATTCCAAATACTTTTGCCTTTGTGTATGTGGATGCTGCTGTGGATCCATGATAGCCTTCTGTTTTCTGAGCTGCCTGAGCAACTTTAGAGAAGAACAGCGCGTCTGTTTCCGGAACAACCCATGTCTGTTCAAATACACGGGAAATATTCTGAATAGATGCTGTAGCATTCGTTTCATCCACATCTGCTTTATCTACCATGAATTCAACGTCACGGTCATGAGATCGGAAGAGCACACGTCTGAACTCCAGTCAC